GTCAAGATAGTCGCCGACAGTCTGTGTCCCAGTGGTATCCCAGTATGCGCTACTTGTAGTCAGAGTAATTGAGCCAGTAGTCGCAGAAGGGTCTAGCGTCATCTCCGTATTCTGGAATGTGCTATATGGTTGATAGATAACCTTGTTGTCTGCACGAACATCAAAGGAATACGGAGTTACCTCAAAGGCATCCAGCGCGGTCCTCACTAGCATACGCGGCATAAAGAGCGGATGGCAGATAAACATAACATCGCCAGACTGGGCGAATGTATATTCATGCAGATAGTTGTGATTAAACGGAAGAGCGTTAGAGCTAGTATCTTGAGTGATTGTCTCTACTAGGTGGACGCCAACGCCAAGACCTAGAGCGTCAGTATCATCCAAGAAGAAGCAACGAACCTTACCATTCTCAATGGAGATTATATACTGTTCGTCGTCTGAGAACGTAAAGTGAATAAGTCGAGACTGCTTAACGTAGTTCGCACTGTATGTAATATCGGAATATGTATAGATGTGTTCAGTTCCGACTCTGGACCGCAATCCACCATCGCCCTGAACCATCAGGTTCTCAACTCGTTGAGCCGATGCAGCATAGACCGGACTGTCAGTCCGCATGATTGCCGTATCGCTTACCTCACCGAAGTTAAAGCTGTTCTGTGGGACACGGACCTTCTGCATCAGCTACGCCTTTGTGCAATGAACCTCGACGTATGTAGCTTGCGCGTAGTCTGCTGCTGAGAGTCAAGTCTGCGGGCTTGCATCATCAAGATGTTTGCCTTTTGCTCCATAAGCGCGGCAAGCCCCTGATCGCGGGCTACCGATACAGCAAGAACAGCCGCCATCTGAAACTCAACGGCGATTGTAAAGAACGCGGGCCAGTCAGCTTCGTCAGCCCTGTAGATGTAGTCAGCAATTACAGAGTCAGTCGATGCTGCGTTGCAGTATGCCTTGTTTCCGTAGGTGTCATACTGGATTGGGGAATCATTAACAGTGATTGCGCTCAACATAAGAATATCAGACGGAAGTTGATATGCTGCATTGAAGCGTCCAGTAGGCACGGAAACCAATCTGTTAAGAACAGATTGATTGGTTGCAAAGCGCCAGCGAGTATTCGTCAATGCTGCGCGAGCAACATCTTCATACATTGCGTCACAAACATCCGACTCTACAGTTCCATCAGTGAAGGATGTAATAGGAGAACCGCCCATCAGAATTGATGCACGGGAACATACTTTAATCGGAGTGGTCGCTACATCTGTCATTGAAAGTCGGGGGGCCGAAGCCCCCCGCCCCTATCAGTTGTTGTCGAGGACTTCGTAGACACCGTTGCTATTGATAACAACAGCGCCCATCGACATCATCGAAGTTGCAAGGTGCGAAACCTTTTCCGCAACGTAGTTGATCTCAGTCGAAACATCAGCATTCACGCCGAGGCCAACAGCCGAGGTGTGGTAGGCAAAGTTCTTGCCGCCAGCAACAGCCGAGGTCGAGTAAATCTTGAAGCCGAGGAACTCTTTCATGGTCATGCCGCCAGCGAACGGGAGGTTCTGCGGGCCAACATAATCCGACGAAGCGAACTCGGTGATGTTGAAGAGATCGGCAAAGCCAGCGGGCGACATAGCGAGGTAACGCTGTCCGTCTTCCGGAATGTCGGCACTGCCAAAGGTTTGGAACAGGGTGAGAAGATCAGCCTTGCCCAGAGCGCCGGAAATGTCAGCGATCTGAGTGGCGTTAGCACCAGCGTCCATAGCGGCGGTCAGAAGCTCGTCGGTTTTGCGGCCAAGGGCAGCAGCAGCCGACTGAGCAACGGCCTGACGCTCGTTGATGTTGATCTTCAGTTCGTCCAGTTTGTCGATGTATTCGGCAGCATAGTAATCAGCCATGGTAGCTTCAACATAGCTGTGCGTCAGTTCCATTGGGGTCACGTTGCCGTTACGCGATTTAGTCGAGGCGGAGCCAGCGCCGATTTTCTGGAATCGAGCAGTCGAACCCGTCACATTGCTAGTGCGGACAGTGTTCCGGATTTTGGAACCCATACGCTGATAGGCAAGGTGAACCTCGGTTTCAAACTGCTTGATGAAGGCTTGGTCAATCGTATTAGCCATTTCAAGAGTCCTTTGTTGAGGTTAAAGCTGTGACGGGTATCCATTCTGGCACTTCAGCGAGGGTGTCCTTGCGGGCCTCTCAGTGCATAGCGGGCCGTAGTGTGTCATCGTAAACACTTTTTGAGTTTGGATTACAACGCACAAAATCAATATACTGATGTCCTGCGTCTTCGTAAACACCCACAGGCTCAAAGCCTAGCCATACAGCCCACTGAACCATTGCTTGATGTTTGGTAAGAATAGTCATCGTCAGTGTATCATGGCCCTTCTCAAAGAAATGCAGGAGCATCTTTGAGCCACGAGCCATCATAGTAAAGTTTTCCTTCAGCTTAGAAGAGAACATTGCAAACATTTGCGGAAGCTCTGCATCCTCTCCATACCAAAGCCCACCCACAAAAAGAATATCGCCCGAGTCCAGTCGGGCGATATAGCAGTCTGAGGATTCAACCATATCCAGAAGAGCTTCCTGCGGACTGTCAAATCCAAGTATGAAAATCTCTTCTAAGTTTTCCTTCGATAGAATACTGGCAACCTCGTCGATATGGGCGACAGTAAAGGGGGTAAGGTAGCACTTACCCCGCCGAAGAACCTCAACCTCGTGCATAGATTTTGCGGAAACCTTCATCGACTTGCCGGATGTAGTCACGATCTTGAGAACCGTTTTTCCAGTATCGTTCATCCTTCATCATCTCCCTTAGAGATTGCTCGCTGATACCAGATGCAGAGTTTGCTGATTCGGCAACGCTTACATCTTTCATCGAATCCATAATGTGCTCAAGGGCGATGATGCCTTCGCTAGTCTCACAAAGCCGCTCAAGGGCTGGCATGACTTCGCTTGGGAAGAACTTGTTGGCAAACAAAGAAACAGCTTGAATGCGCTGGCTTGCATTCTCACCAAGTTTCTTAACCTCTGACTCAAGGTCCGGACCGCTCTGACCAATGGCTTCCATATACATCTGGATGCCTTGCTGAAACTCTTCCTGACTGTATCCATTCTCAAAGGAATGCTCAGACCACCACTGCAAAAGCTTGCTGTCTACGCCAGCTTCTTCATCAACAGTGTCCGGAAGCTGATACTCGCCAGCCGAGGCAGGACGATCCTTGAATGCCTCCGCTTGCAACTCCTCCATGATCTTGCTGCGAAGGTCTTCTTCCTTGCCGCCAAGTTTGGATTCTAGTTCCTTGTAGGCTTTGGCTAGGTCTTCACCGCTCTTGTATTTTTCTGGTAGCCACTCTGGCCGATCAGATACAGGCGCAGCCTCCTGCTGCGGCTCTGTAGTTTCCGGAGCCTCAGTGGCCTCCGCTGCTTGCATCAAACTTTCACTCATTGCTTGCTCCTGTGTCCGTGGGCAATTCGTTGTTCAATCAGGGCAACGAAGTATCGCTGCCCCTCCAAGTGTCGCAGTTCTTCCGTAGAAACATTAGGGCCGTTGACCATCTCAATGGTCATGGACCTAAAATACTTCAGGACTTCTTTGCCTGTTGGTGTGCTGAATATCTCAGCCACCATCATGCTGATCTGACGGTCAAGCTCTTTAGTCCGCTGTATTCCGTCGATCCCAATATTAACCTTGGGGCGTTCCAACCTGTTGACTCATTTGTTGCTGCGCCATCTGCTGCGCTATTGCAGCTATTTGTTTACGCTGCTCTTCATCACGAATCAAGCTCTCAGGCACACCAAACTTCTTAGCAAGGTGAATAGCTGTGCGCTCGCCATCAATAAGCATCTGCAACATCTCTGGTCCAAAGACGCCACCGACCAGTTCCAAGAAGCGAGCAACGCTTGAAATGTCCTGATTGGCTTGGGCTTGAGCAAGTGGAGATACAGATCGAATCTTGACTTCGCGGCCATTGACTGTCGGGATTTCAATCCGGCCCTGCTTCTTCAGGATATAGATCACGCGCTGAAGAACGGGCTGGACAAGCTCTGCCTGCAAGCGGCCAAATGCGGAACCGATGCGGCGAGAAAGGTCGGCCATGCGCTCGGCAACTTCTGTGGCGGTGGCGGGTGTCCGGT